TAGAAAGCCACTACCGCTTAACACTATGGCTACTGTTCTGTCCGGTACGTCCGGCGCTCTTTATTACAAGCCTGCTGGAACCGACAGCACGTTTAAGGCCGCAAACGTCACCAACGCCAGCAACTCAATCAACGTTGGCACTTTTTTAAATTTCAAGGTCGATGACAAGGTTTCGTTAGGGACTGGTACCGGAGGCACTTTGCCTGCCGGGACATCGGCCAGCACTGATGTTTTCATCAGGACTTATGTAGCTGCAACCGGTGCAGCAACTTTTGCTGCGACTGCTGGTGGTTCTGAACTGGCTCTCGCTGATGACGGCACTGACGGCACAACGCCCTTCACAATCAAGTTTGCTGAATTTCAATCAGTTGGCGACGTGCGTGAATGGAGCTTTGAGGTTACGCGCGAAGAAATTGATGTAACCAGCATTGGCGGAACGCTTGGTCAAAACGCACCATTCCGCAGCTTTATCACTGGCTTTGCTGATGGCACTGGCTCCGCCACTGTTTACACCACAGACGACGACACCACAATTGCAAGTCGTTTGATTGAGGATGTACTTCAGCGGAATCAAGTGGGCGCGACTTTCAAGCTTTACACAGACTTGATCTTGACTGGCTCTTCGCCAAATGACACCACAAGCCGGTCAATTGAGTTCGCTGCTGTGTTGACTTCTGCTAGCTACAGCGTCAACCCAGATGATGCTCAAAGTGTAGAGATTGCATTCCGGCCTTCTGCGGCCCCAACTTTCGACTTCAGCAAGTCCTAAGTTCAGGCAACAGATTTTGTGGCCCTTGGCTTGTGCCAAGGGCTTTTTTATGTGTAAGCTATCAACGAACAGAAATTATCTTTTGTGCCAAGTGCTCTCGATCAGCTAAAGAAAGCGGCCAATTTGCAGCCAGTCAAAAAAGTTGTTCCTCTATCTGATGGCTCAGAGTTTGTGTTTTGGCGTTCCCCATTAACAATGGCGGAGCGTGAACGCGCTCAAAAAGGGACTAACGACGACACGAACGCATTTGCGTTGCAGCTTTTGATTCTTAAAGCGCAAGATGAGGAAGGTAAACGGCTGTTTCAACTAGGCCAAGCAGCAGAACTTAAGAACGATGTTCGGGACGCTGATCTGCAATCTTTGATGCTTGCCGTGATCGAAGAGGACAGCACGGAGGCGGCTGACCCAAAAGGTTAAAAGCTGAACTAAAAAAAGATAATTTGTTGCGGCTTCAGCTAGGCGTCGCCAAAGAGCTTGGCTATAGCTTGGTTAAGCTCAAGCACGAGGTGACGCTAGAGGAGCTTTTGATTTGGTCGGCTTATTTTGATCTATTGAACGAAGAGCAACAGGCTGCGATGAAGAAAGCGAAGCGTGGGCGCTAAACTCAAGGCAATGGGTAAGCAGGCATGGCCGTTGTCTCTCGCGTAGAAATTGCTCTTGACTCAACCAAGGCCGCTGCAAACGCGAAAAGCTTTGCAAAGTCAATGGATGGCGTCGCTGGCGCTACTCGCGATGCCAATGGCCGCTTAAGAGACGTAAATGGAAAATTTATAGGCGCTGGCAAAGCTGCGGCCGCTGCTGGAGCTGGGGCAAGAGCTGCAGTGCCTGGGGTCGCTGCATTAGGCACTGCGTTTAAGGCGGCTTTGGGGCCTATTGCAGTTTTCACGACTGCTGCTGGCGCGTTGGCTTCTGCCTTTTCGATTTTATCTAAGCAAGATTTTGCAGAGGCAAAAGTTCGTTCACTTGGGGTAGACAGTGAAGAATTAACCAAACGTTTGTCTGATGTCAGTCGTGAACTTGCTGGTCAGGCGGATGTTGTAGAGCTGACAGGCGCAGCTTATGACGTTGCATCAGCAGGCTTTACCAACGCAGCAGATGCCGCAAACATATTAAAAGCGGCAAGCCTAGGGGCAACTGGTGGCTTTTCTGACATCAATACGGTTGGCGATGCTGCGACTTCTGTCTTAAATGCTTATGGCTTAGAGGCTGACAAGGCTGGCAAATTAGTTGACGGCTTCATTCAAACTCAGAATGACGGCAAAATTGTCATTGGTGAATATGCAGCAAACATCGCAAAAGTGGCCCCTGTTGCGGCGGCTTTAGGTGTACCGCTTGAAGAGGTTAACGCTGCTGTCGCTCAAATTACAGCAGGAGGCCAAGGGGCAGAAGTTACATTTACAGCCCTGAAAACTGCTTTTGCTCAGATTGCCGCAGGAAAAGTTGGCAAAGAATTTGAGGGGTTAGGCATTGAAATTAATGCTTCAACGTTAAAAGCTGATGGATTAGCTGGCACACTTGAGAAGATTAAAAAATCAGGGGCTGATGCTGGCACAGTTATTAAAGCCTTTGGCACAGAAGCAGGCCCGTCAATTTTGGCGTTGCTTAATAATACGGAAAAATATAATCAACTATTAGTAAACCAAAAGCAGTCTCAAGGTGCTGCAGCTAAGGCAGCCTTTGAAGCTTCAGACACAATTAATGGTGCTCTCAAGCGATTGCAAACAGCGTTTACAAATATCTTTGCTGATCAATCAGAGCTGGGTATTTTGTTAAAAGGCACTTTCCAAGTTGCTGCAGTCACTGTTGAAGTGCTTGGAGCTTCTATTAAGGCGATGTTAGCCCCTTTCCGTGGGATAGCGATGGCCGCTTCTGAGTTTTTTGATGCGCTTTCGCCTTTTGAAGACAACATAACACTAGCAATGGCTCTTGAAGATGGTTTTCAGCGAATAATGAAAGCCGCAAGCTTTGCAACAGCAGTAGTTGCTGGATTTTTTAAATCCACTGCCGGTCTTGCTTATGACGCACTTCTTGCAGTGGTGAATTTTGGCAAGGGCATCGCGTCTCAGGTCGTACAAGCTTTTGCTGGGCTCGGTGAAGTCATTCACGAAAAACTGACGAACATTTACAAGGCATTGCCCGAGCCATTAAAAACCCTTGTTGACATGGCAGTTGGGGCCGCAAATGCTGTCGGCAGTTTTGTTTCAAGCGCAGCTTCAAATGTTGTTAGCGCAACAGGTGAAGGAGTAAACGCTTTGGCAAAAGCTGGTGGGTTTGGACAGGAGCAGCCTTCCAGCGGCACTTCGCCAGCAGCTAATGCTATCCAACAAACTAACACTCAATTAGGCGGTAACAGCGAAACAAAACTGCAAAAACAAAAGGTAAAAATGACGCAGCAAGAGTTTGACTTGCGTCAAGCTATTCGCGATGCAAAGCTAACAGAGGGCAAGATTGACGATGTAAACGCAAAATTTAATTTAAAAAGATTTGAAATTGGCGAAAGATTCAATGACGATGTGCTTGCCAAAAAGAATGCCTTGCTTGAGGCTGAACAAGAAAAAAACTCAAAGCTCCAGCAGATTGAGCAAGATCGGTTCAATGCGCAAGCAAAAGCAGATAAAGATGCGGCAGATGCTGCGCAACGTCGGCTTGAGGCTGACCCTGGTTATCAGATGCAGCAGCAGCTTGAAAAGCTTGTAGATACGCAAAACCAGGCTGCGTTTGCTGCTCAATCAATGGGCAATGCGTTTGCCAATGCTTTTGGTGATGTCGTTACTGGTGCCAAGTCTGGACAGGAAGCATTAGCAGGGATGTTGAAATCTATTGCTGCTGACTTCTTGGGGATGGCGAAAAAGATTATTGCTCAGCAGTTAACAATGATTTTGTACGGCACGATCATGAAGGCGCTAGGTGTTTCAATGCCTGGCGGTGGTGGCAGCTCTACTGATCCTTTTGGGACAGGGCTTACTAGTGTTAATCAAATTGGCGGTGGGATGGTTAGCCCCTTCGCAGAAGGCGGCTATGTCAACAAGCCAACCAACGCATTAATTGGTGAAGGTGGCGAGCCTGAGTACGTCATCCCTGAATCCAAAATGCGCGAAAGCATGTCGCGTTATTCACGCGGTTCACGCGGTAATAGCGTTATTCCTACCAGTGGCGGTGGAGCGGAAGACAGCGGTGGTGGTACTGCAGTTGCCGCACCAATCGACGTTCGCTACACCGTGGAGCGTATCAACAGCGTTGATTATGTAACCGCTGATCAGTTCCAATCTGGCATGAAGCAAGCCGCCAGCCAAGGTGCTAAACAGGGTGAACAGCAAACGTTAAAGAGGTTACAGATGAGCGGTGGCACGCGTAAGAGGCTGGGAATGTGACGGCATTTGCTTTTGGCCATGCCTTACAAATTGTGAGAGAAGGCGATGATGACTTTCGCTTTCAAAACTTTTTTATTGGGAAAAGCATGGCCCACACTGGTACTGACAATGTAAATGCAAATTTTCAGTTTGTGCCATTTGGCTTTTCTGGCGTCACTGTTAACCGCACAGGCGACGGGATGGACGCATCCCTTGTTTTTCCAAACAATGCTTTGACGAGAGAGTGGGGTAGAGACGCAGTTATCAAAAGCTACCGAATGATGGTTCAGGTGTTAATTATTGAAAACCCTACTTCTGCTGAAGAGCAAACAGTGACCAGCCCGGGCGCTACTGTTGTTCATTCTTACACAGGCGTCGTAACCGGTGGACAGTGGGACAACGTTTCGCTCAACATAGAGCTTAGTTCTATCTTGGATGCTGTTGGTACGGATGTGCCAAATCGATCCCTGACTCAAACACTTGTAGGCAACCTGCCAATTAGTAATAGTGTCCGATTGCAGTGATCTGATTGGGATGCCGTATCGGCTAGGTGCTGACGGCAGTGATGGCCATATCGACTGTATCCACCTTTGCTACAAGGCTTTAGGCTATATCGGCATTGATCCGCCACCGTTTAAGCAGTCCTGGTACGAGGCAAGCAAATGGGAAGTATCGCGTGATTTGTTGAACTGGGGTTTTCGGGTCAAGAAGCCTGAGTATGATGGGGATATTCTGCTGTTACCGCAGCAATCCTGGGCATTCGCAGTCACATGGCAGACGGGAATCTTGTACGTCAAT